CGTAGAGATGATGGGACTTATCGGTATGGGTAACACCCCAATGGTAGGTGCTACTGTAGCTGTAGCTGTAAGTGTTGAGGAAGCAGCAGACGCTGGCAAGTTCTAAGGAATATAGTATTTATGCGGGTTACAGGAATTGTAGGAAAGTGTGAAAAAGCCGAAAATAGAGTAGGTAACTAACACGAAACTAACAGGTAACTAACACGCGTAACTAACAAACAGGGGACACACTTTAGACGGTGCGCCCCCTGTTTTTCTATTCTATGATTTTCTCTATTTCCCGGCGCAGTTCTTCAATTACCCGGTGCGTATATGTCTTTTCTGTTACGTCGTTAATGGCATGTCCCACAATCATTTTTAATATATAGTCGTCCATTTGATAATACTTACCCTTCGTTATGAAGGTGTGGCGGGTATCATGCGGCTTATGGTTCTGGTTTACCCGCTTCATAACTTTCTTGAATCTGCCCCGGTACTTATCGTAGGTTAAGTAAGTGCCTTGCTGCCCGTTTTCATCATTAAACAGGTATTCACTACCCATAGCCAGGGCTTTTTTATAATTTGCTTCCACCAGGGAGAAAATAAGCGGGTGTATCGGTACTACCCTGTCTATCCCGGCTTCTGTCTTAAGACCGCCTGTAAAGGTACGGGCTTCTAAGTCCACGTTTGCAAGTTTCAATATCGCCAGTTCTTGCGGTCGCCAGCCGGAGTAAATACCGATTAAGACCATATCCGTAAAAGGGAAGTCTATATTATCCCACAGGGTTTTTATTTCTTCCTGGGAAAATGGTATACGTTCTATAGTTGGCTTAGGCTTCTTCACGCCGTCACACAGGGCGGCGTAGTCTTTGTCTACTATTTCATGCTTCATAGCATAGCGGTACATAAGGTTAAAAAGGCTTTTCATGCGCGCCTTAGTACTATCGCCTACGGTAGCGTCCTTTATGGTCTGTTCTAAGTGGTTTACCCTTATATCACGCATACGCATAGAATAGATAGGCTTGCAGTATTTGTAAGCAGCTATCACGGTGCGGGCGCTGGACTTACTCTTAAGGGTGGGAAAGTATTCGGCAGACCATTTATTATAAACTTCTTCAAAAGTGATATTGTGTACGTCAATATCGTAAGGATTTTCGTTATAGTTCGCCAGCGCGTCCAGGGCTTCCGACTTTGTAGGGAAGTAACCTATAGGGCGCTGTACCTGTTTTGCCGTTCCTTTTTCTTCGTCCAGAATCCAGCCGAAAGTTTTAGCAGCTACCCAGGGGTTACGGCGGTTGCCGGATAGCTTATATACAGAGCCGTAGCCGTTCGGCAGCTTAGAGCCGCCGCCTTTCTTCTTCGATTGCTTCTTAGGCTTCGGCGGGGTGTTAATGGGATAGCCACAGCCAGGGCAGCAGGCGGCAGCGCTGCTAATTTCCCTGTTACATTCCGGGCATTTAATAAGCATATAATCACAGCCTTTCTAAAAAAGGGTATAAAAAATAAGCCCCTTTATAAAATGCTGGGCTTATGATATAATCTAAGTGCGTTTTGATTACTTATAAGCCCTTGTTTATAGGTATCGCGTGAGCCGTTCCGGGTGGCAGCCTGGGACGGCTTTTTATTATGCTTTAATCTGGTGGCAGCCAGGCTAAAGCGGTGTATAAAAGTTATCTTTCGTTTAATATCCAGCGCCCTTCTGGCAGTTCGGAAGCTATGCAGTATCTGCAATGCGGACAGTTAATACAATTCTTAGAAATGTAAACGCACATTGTAAGATAACCAGCGGCATTTACAGGATATTCAAAATAGTATTCGTTAATATCATATCCGTCATATTCGACCATAATTAGCACCTTCTTACTATTTTAGTACCATGAATCTATCACGCGGAAAGGCTGGTAGATTATGGTAATTATTAAGTTATGGGAAATCCGTACAGCTAAAGGCTTAAAGCTGGAAGCTGTAGCAGCCGTAACAGGTGTAAGTAAATCCACGCTTAACAATATTGAAAACGGGAAGACTTCGCCTACACTGGCTAACCTGGAAAAGATAGCCAAGGGGTTAGGCTGCCGCATTAGCGACCTGTACGAATCAGAATATAAGTAAGTATACCATAGTAAAACCTTTGAAGCTCTGGCAGTAAAAATATTTCCAAGATTCTGGAAATGTTTTTAGAATATAAGACAAGCCGGGCAAAATCTTTTATAATGGGTAGCACTAAGGAAGGGGGCTTAACTATAATGCGTGAGAAGCTGCACAACCTTATAGATACTATCCAGGAAGAAAGATTGTTAAGGAAGATATACTTTTATATCCTGGGGTTGAAGGGTGGACGTAAATAGCGTCTACCCTTCTTTCATTTCTGCAATGATTTTCTTAAGCACGTTCCATTCTTCATCCGTAAGCTTACAAAGAGCCTTAAGCAGATTCTTTTTAAACTTATCTTCGCCGCCGGATATGCGACCTATGTAATTATCTAATTCTTCGTCTTCGGACATAGGACTAAACATATTACCTTTTCCGGTTCTAAGCCAGTCTTCATTAACATTAAATTCCCGACAAATAGATAAAATAGTTTGTTCGGACATTTTGGAAACGCCTTTTTCAATTTTGCTTATAGCAGCCTTCGTAAGTCCGATACGATTACCGAAAGCTTCTTGACTAAGGTTTACATTTTCATGCTTTCTAACTGCTTTTACGCGTTCGTTCAAAGCAAAACCCCCTTTCTTAATTATCTGTAATTAGAAGATAGCACAAAAAGTAAAATAATTCAACTTTTTATTTAAAAAATGTTGACAGAGTAAAAACATTCAACTATAATGTAGACACAGTTAACAAATAGAAAAGCCGCCGTACCCTTAATACGACGACTTTCCAGGCTATCTTTAGTAACTGTGCTTACTACAGCTTCATAATCTGGGCTTCCAGTTCTTTGGCAAATTTGATAACCGCGCTATAAGCCGGGTCGTCAAATTCTGGACGGATAACAGCCAGGGCAGAAGTAATAGCGGTAAGCAATTCTTCTTTCGTGATTGGGTTGGTGTCGCTCACAATGCACACCCCCTTTCACTTGAAGGATTAGCAACTAAAAATTGCTTAACAAGATTATACACCAACGACGAAAGGAAGAAAAGAAAATGAGCGAGGACAGAGCAAAAGAGATTATAGCAGAAAAGGTAGCGAAAGAAGTAGCTGAGAGCATAGGCGAAGACCTGGCGGGTGCGTTAGTAGAATATGCAAACCTGGTAAAAGACCTTGCAGCAGACCTTACAGACGAACAGTTAGAGGATTCCAGTTATATTAAAAGCCTTCTGGGGGAGCAGTTACCGGATTGGGACGAAGAAGACTGGGACGACTTGTTAAAGAATGTACGTTTAAAAAAATATAAGAAATAAAGTACCAGGGCGGCAGCAGTCGCCCGGCAAGTGCCGTTAGTTCAGTGGTTAGAGCGACCGCCTCATAAGCGGTAAGTCGTGGGTTCAAATCCCACACGGCGCATTAGTGGCAAGGGTGGCTACCTTGCAGCAGAGGAAGCAAGCTAATAGCTGATACTGCATACTGTGAAAAAATAGCAGCGGTTACGCCAGCTATAGAGTGTATGGAAGGTTAACAGGTTTTTAAGCAGCTTTTTTAATGAGAAAAAGCGCCTACACGGTAAAACAAGCCGGGAAGGAGCGTGGGAAAATGCCGCCAGACAGAAAAGAAGCCGCCGAAAGACTTCGGCAGCTTGCAAATAGTAATTTTGAAAATGAAATTGCAGTAAGCGTAAACTATGACATTTGCTTATCAAAGACAGACACAAGCTTATTGACAGTAAATAAGTAGCTGCTGCATTTCTGCTTTGTTTCCTGGTCTACTTCAAGTTCGCCCTGGTTGATAAGCTGGACGGCTTGAAGGGAAGCCAGGATAACGCGAAATTCATTAGGCGCTATGTTGGTATCGTGCTTAAGAAGCTTTTCGCCAGCAGAACAACAGCACTGATAGTTAATAGCTGCCTGGGCTTCTGTTTCTTCGATACCCAGGGACGGAAGGATAGTAAGGGCAAAAGTGATAGCTTCTATATCAGAATTGCTAAAAGAATATGAAATGTGTTTCATGGTAAACCCCCTTAAGTTTTTTGATAATTATACCACGAAAAAGAACAAAGAAAAAGCGTAATGCAGCCTACCAACGGTAGCCAGTCCTAAGCCTGGGTAAATGCAGAAGGGACAGAAAGGAAGGCAGAAGATGTTAGAACTTGTACCAATATCATTAAAAGAAGCTAACGCTTATGTAGAACGGTATCACAGACACCATAAGCCAGTAGTAGGGCATAAGTTTAGTATAGCGGCAGCAGTTGACGGGGAAATAGTCGGGGTAGCGATTGTAGGTAGACCCGTTTCGAGATACTTAGACGACGGCTGGACGCTGGAAGTAAATAGACTTTGCACAAACGGATATAGAAACGCTTGCAGTTTTCTTTATTCGGCAGCATGGCGGGCGGCAAGAAACTTAGGATATAAGAAACTGATTACATATATTTTAGAATCCGAAAGTGGTACAAGCCTAAAGGCTGCTGGCTGGAAGTGTGTAGGAAAAGCGGGTGGGGAACGCTGGACGGGAAAAAGAAGACCAGAAGTAGACCTTTACCCGGCACAGTTTAAATTAAGATTTGAAGTAGAAAGCGGGGGATAATTTGAGGGATAACAACATAAAGCCAGCGGAAGCAGCGGACATTTTAGGAGTATCGCCGCAGTTTGTCCGGGTGGCTATGCAGCAAGGGAAGCTAAACATAGGAATAGCTATACAGCTTCCGGGTTCTTCTTCCTGGGCGTATCAGATAAGCGAAAAGCTTTTAGCTGATTACACCGGAAAAGACATTAAGGCAGAAATAGCGGCATTGAGAAGCAAAAGATAAAAGGCTGTGGCAGCAGTCGTAAAAGTCCTTGTTTAGAGGTATCAAAGTTTGAGCGTGAAAGTTTTTATTATTCTGGTAACAGTGGCAGCGGGCGCTATTTTACTGGCGGCAACAGTAATAGCCTGTAAGGTTTTAAGCCTGGTATTAAAGGGCGTGAAGAAAGGAAGGGAGCGCATAAGACGGATAACAAAGAAGCAGACCGTAGAATAGCTATTAGCAAATTCTATAGAGTGTACAGGCAAGCGCAGAGGGTTAGTAACTTGCGTATGCACAGCCGCTTTAGCTTATACGACGACGGCTTAATAGAAATATGGGAATACCGGGGAGAACAGAAAACCCGTAGTATTTGCAAAATCAAAGAGGAAAGCGAAACGGAATGTTATAAGCGGGCGACGGAAGCGGTAGAAAATTACATAAAAAGTAGGAGTGAAAAACAGTGAAGAAATTTGTAGTAGAAGTAGAAACATTAGGCAGAAGGCAGACCCGGTTAGTCCCGGCGCGAAATGAGAACGAAGCCCGTAGAAACTGTACTACGGCAGAATCTAAGGTTATTTCGTGTGTACCGTATACCGGGCAGAAGGTAGGCTTAAGCAGCCAGGAAGAAACGATAGAACGATTATTCCGGGGCTGCCTGGCAGCGAACAGAAGGAAGAAAGGGGGCTGTTAATATGACAGCGGCAGCGGTTGAGAACATGGAACACAAAAAGGCAAGAGCCGAAGAAGCTAACTTACTTCTTGAAGGACTGGACGAAGTAACACAAAAGGCGCTTTATATCGCCACCAAAATGGTATTAGCAAAAAGAGACACAGAAGAAGGGACGAAGAAAAGTTGATATTAAAGAGAATTGCCAGCAAGGGGAATAAGAAGGCGCGGAACTGCCTTAAGTGCAACAGCCGCTTGCTGAATCTGAAAGACAATGTAGTTAACACCTGTGAGGTATGCGGGCAGCAGCACTTAGTAGATTTTTACACAAACAATACGATAGTGCTTACGGCAGCGGAGCGACCGGAACTTAGGAAGCGACCGGGAACACCGAAACCGGAGCAACCAAAGCGGGAGCAGAACCAGGAAGCTTTTAATAAGCGCCTGGCAAAATTTAGAGAAAAGTGGAAGGAGTACTAAAGATGTTTTTAAAGATTTTCTTAGCAGCAATTACCGTATGTTCTCTTTTGGGATGTCTGGGAGCAAACCGTAGAGATAATAAGCGTATAGCAGCAGTTACAGCAATAGTAGCCCTTATTCTGTTCACAGTGGCAACACTGGCGGAAAGCAGCATAAAGGCAAAAGAAGCCCAGGCGGCAGCAGTAAAGAAGGAAGCGACGATTACCGGGAAGGGCGACGCATGGGGAACGATTACCATTAAGGACGACACCGGAGAAACCAGGGAATATTACTGGAAAGAGAAGGAAAAGGAGTAGGAGAGCATGAACAATTTTATATCACTGTATGGGGAAGTCCTGGACTACCCGCAACAGGCAAGCATAGACAAAAAAGGAACAGAGTACTACAAGTTTAACCTTGCGGTACAGAGGGAAAGCGGAATTATTGACATTTTACCCATTGTGGTAGAGGAAGACACGGCAGCATATAACGCCCTGGCAGACATTGACGAAAAAGGGGAAGTAGTAGGCGCGCAGCTTCTTATTACCGGAGAAATCAGAACCAGGAACATTAAGGACAAGCTGGATATTTCCGTAAGGGCGTTTTCTATCCAGGAAGACGACGATTACAAGGGAATCACGAACCAGGTAGTTATTACGGGTTTCCTGTGCAAAGAAGTACCCATTAGAGAGACACCGCGCGGGCTGCTGATTGCAGACCTGTTATTAGCGGTACACAGAGAGGACGGAAGCCAGTTAAGCGATTATATCCCGTCTATCATGTGGAACGGCACAGCCACCAGGGCAACGGAAAAACTGCATGTAGGGGACTGTATCGAAGCCGTAGGGCGCTTACAGAGCCGCGAGTATATAAAAGACTTAGGGGACAGGGGAAAAGAGCCTAGAACGTGCTACGAACTGTCAGTAAACCAGTACGAATTACAGAAGAAAAAAGAAACTGCTTAACGGCAGAATACACACACCCGAAGAAAGCCAAAAAAGACAATAAAACAGCCGCTAGACTATCGGGAAATAATCTAGCGGCTTTGCCGTACATATTGTACTTACTCACATAAATAAGTATACCAAAATGTACGGCGGAAGTCAACGAAAAAGCTTATTTTTCAAGGGGTTTCCGCCCCTTTTATGGCTTGATAAAAGTATTAACGATAGGGTGGGTTAGTATATGCCGTACATCATAGAGGTAGTGAAGGCTGGAAATACCATAGAGGTATCAAAGTATTATAGCAGCAGATTTAACAAGAAGGGAGTGAAGCGGGGAAAGAGGAAGCAGCTTACAACAGATGAACAGAGAGAAGTAAACAAAAGAGCAGCAGAGAAAAAACTAAGGAGATTGATAAACGAGAACTTCCAGGAAGGGGACACGCATTTAGTATTAGATTATAAGCTTAGTGAACGTCCAGCCGGAAGGAAGGCAATGAGAGCAGACGCGGACGACTTCTTACAGGAAATGCGGAAGCTGTATAAATCCCTGGGGCTGGTATTCAAGTACATACACGTTATGGAAATCGGCAAGAAGGGGGCGCTACATCATCACTTAGTTATAAATACACCAGACGAAGTAAGCCAGCGGGCAATAACAAAAGCCTGGAAGGGCAGAGGGCGGACACACTTTAACCCCCTGGATGATTCCGGGAACTACGCTAAGTTAGCGTCGTATCTGATAAAGCAAAGCGACGGCATGTTAAAAGACCCGAACGCTTTACAGGGGAAACGCTGGAACAGTTCTAAGAACCTAAGAAAACCGACAATCTTAAGAAAAGAACCGATAAAGGACAAGGGCTGGTACAACAAAATAGCCAGGCTGCCTAAGAAGCTGGAAAAATCGTATTACCTGGACGGCGATAGCGTTAGGGAAGGTATACACGAAAAGACAGGCTACACGTTCTTTACTTATACGTTCGTAAGAATCAATCAGACATGGAAGGAAACGGAATTAGAATGGGAAAAACTTTAGGAATCGACAGGGAGACAGCAAGACGCATTAAGAGAATGAGCCGCCAGGAGTTAGACGGGTACTTATCTAGGGTAACAGACCGAAGCTACGACAACGGCTACGAAGAAGGCTTAGTAAATGGTATCGCCTTAGCGGGACAGGCTTTAGATACGGTATTAAAGAAATACGAAGCCGACGGAGCAGTAACAGCCTTAGCAGTGGAAGAAATCACGAAGGCGGTAGGGCAGTACATAGCAGAGACACCAGGGAAGGCAAAGCAGCAGCTTAAGGCAGAGACGGCAGCAGCCGGGGAAGACCAGGGAAAAGCCCATGAATAAGGTGTTACTTATCGCCGTTACGGTGTACCTAGTGGGCTTTTGCGTATGTGCCGTTATATCTGTACCGCTAATCATGTGGGCGGTGCGTAAGAACGACGAAGAAGAAGGGTACTACGAACCAATGGAAACGCCGGAGCTGTTCGGGAAGGCTTCGTTAACGGCATGGATAATTAGTACGGTGTGGTTTTTGGTTCTTCCGCTGTATGTCTTAATGCTGGCAGAGAAAATAACGGGAAAGGATAAGGACAATGAGCAGTACTAACGTAGTGTGTGGTATGAAAACCTGTAGAAATTACAGTGATAACGGCTGCATGAAGAAGGCAATTATATTAAGTGCAAAAGGGAAATGCTTAAGCGTTGAACTGGAAACGGCAGCAGAAGCAGCCGCCAAGGCAGCCCAGGGAGCAGCGGAAAGGGTATTAGAGTATGGAGCGTAGAGAAAGCGAAGCCCAGGCACAAGCCGCCGTTTTCGATTGGGCGCGCTGGGAGCAGTCACAGACCCCGGTACTTAAGGCTATGTATCATGCAGCCAACGAAGGAAAGAGAAGCGTAAGGGCTGGGGCAGACCTAAAGCGCCAGGGCATGAAGCCAGGGGTAAGCGATATATGCTTACCGTATGCAGCAGGCGGCTATAATAACCTGTATGTCGAATTGAAGGTAGGAAGCAATAAAGCAACAGAAGAACAGCTTATTTTTATTGACACTATTAACAGAATCGGCGGAAGGGCTATTATAGCGTATGGTTCGGACGCAGCTATAGAGGTTATTAAGGCGTATCTGGACGGAGCATTAGAAAGCCTGGATATTAAAAGTGACACATACCCGGCAGAGAAGGCGAAGCTAACAGACCGGGTAAATACAAAGCGGTTTATAGGATTTTGCGGGACGGATTGTAGGGCTTGCGATAATATGGGCTGCTTAGGAAGAAAAGAGTAACAAAAGATAAAGCGCCTACTTCTTTGGTCGAAGGCAAGGAAAAAAGTATATCACGAAGGTAACTGTAAACAATGCAGCAGCGGCAGCATTTGTTAAGACTGCTGCCGCAGAAAGGACGGTTTAGGAATGTTTGATTTTTTAAAAAGAAAAGAAGAATGTACGGAAATAGTGCAGCAACCGGAAGAAAATCTATTACGCGAATATATAAGCGTGGATAGCGTAAAAGCGCATTTAGTAGATATTCTGGAAGAAAACAGAAAATTAAAAGCACAAATTAAAGATATTACAGAACGGGAAAGAGAAACAGAAACGCAAAATAGAAAAAAACGAGAAATAGCAATAATAGAAGCGGACGAATATAAAAAAAGGGAAGCAGAAGCAAAAAAAGAGGTAAGAGAAAAGGAAAGAGAGATAGACAGATTAAACGACCAGATTGAGAAATTGCGAAAAGAAAGAAATACGTTAATCACAGCGGCGGACATGGCAGAAGATAGCTTACGAAAAGAAAAACAAAGAATGAAAGAAAAAGAAGATTGTAGCGCTTGGTTACGAAGTAAATTGGAAGAATATGAAAATTGGGAAAAGGTAACGAAGACAGAACTAATAGGGATTATCAGAACTGCAATAGAGAAATAAGGAAGGGGTAAGCGTATGAGAACAGCAGCAGTAGTTAACTTAAAAGGCGGAGTAGGAAAAAGCACAACAGCTATAAACCTGGCTTTAATTATGGCAACAGTATATAAATACCGGGTTTTGCTGGTGGATAACGATATACAGGCGAACGTAAGTAAGTTCTTCGGGGTACATAGCTATGATTATAAGAGCATGGAAAACGTCTTACGCGATACCGATACAATGGCAGAAGACGTAATACGCAGCAGCGGACGCGTAGGGCTTGACATTATCCCGGCTAATATGAATATGGACGCGGCAGCAGTAGACCTTATGTTAGACCAGGAAGCGAACCAGATTGTAAGATTGAAGGATGTATTAGACCAGGTGGAAGAACAGTACGACTATTGTTTAATTGACTGCCCGCCTGGTGTCGGAATCAATGTACTTAACGCCCTGGCAGCAGCAGACGACGTTATTATACCGATTAAGGCAGATAAGAACGCCTTAGACGGAATGGAAGAACTGACAGAGGTTATAGAGGAAATTAGACCGTATAACCCCGGCTTATCCCTGGTTAAATGCCTGGTCACTATGTTCACGAACGACATAAGCGTAGTGAAGGGCGAAGAAGCCTTACGGAAAAGCGAGTACAGCACCTTTAATACACATATTCGCTACAGTAAGAAGGTTGTAGACTGGACGTATGAGAAGCGAAAGAGCCTTATAGAGACAACACCCAGGAGCGCGGCGACAAGGGACTATAAGAGCCTGGCAGCAGAATATATAAGATTAACAAGAAAGGAAGGGTAAATAATGGGTAGATTAGGAGTAGGCGACAGACTGAACCAGAACAGCCGACAGGGCATTATATTTACAGAGGAATACCGGAAGATAAAGTTAGACCCGCGTACACTGATTCCAAGCGAGCATAATAAGTACGCCCAGGAAGATATAGAGGAATTGGCGGATAATATGTTACTGGTGGGACAGCTACAGGAAGTTATAGTAGGACGGGTAGCGGGACAGGACAGAATTATAGTAGGACACAGAAGAACGGCGGCAGCAGTCCTTAATATCGAGCGAGGACACGACAGCTTTAAGCTGATTGACTGCAAAATAAAGGAAATGTCCGAAGCTATGTTTATGCTTACGCTGCATAGCGCGAATATCTTTAGCAGACGCTTAAGCGATTGGGAGTTAACGGAAGGGGTAGCAGAGTTTAAGAAGTATCTGATAGCGGCGAAGGAATCCGGGGAAGTGCAGATAGAGGGCAAAATGCGCGATTACATAGCAAGCGCTGTAGGCGTATCGACCGGAAAAGCGGCACAAATGGAAAGTATTACTAATAATTTGTGCGAGGAAGGAAAAGAAGCCTTTAAGAATGGAAAAATGAATTTTACCACGGCTTACGAAACTTCCAGGCTGCCAGAGGAAAAGCAGAAGGAAGTAATAGAATCCGGGGAAATGTTGAGCGGCGAAGTTAAGAAAATGGTAGAGGAAGAAAAGAAGAAAAAAGAGCCAACACCAGCAGCCGTAAAGAAATTCTACGAAGCACACGCGAAGCGGTACGACGGGGACAGAAGCAAGCTTAAGGAAGCATGTATAGAACGCCTGGGAAGAAGCCACGCGGGCGGAAATAGCGGCGGCGTAGATTATGATTGTAGTATAAGGGGCGTAAGGCTTGACAGGGCAGAGGAAATAACCTGGACGCGTTTTGTGCAGTTGGTTAATGAGTTGTACCCGGTATCGGATAAAGAACCGGAAAAACAAGTAGATATGCAGCAGGATTTAGACGACTACCCGGAAGTAACAGGCGAGCGTAGTATAAAGACAGATACAGCACATTTTAAAATTGGCGGCGTATTGAATCCAGATTATACGCCCAGAGGGCTTCCGTATAGCTGCTATATTACCGCTATCCTTCATTCCGGGGCGTTTAGTAAGGACTTCATAGAATCCTACAAAGGCAGCAGAGGAATTAACGCCCTGTTAAATATCATTGAGAACTACAGAAAGAAGCTTTGCTACGAAGACGGCAAGTATGCACCGGGGAAGACAAGCTTTAGCTTCAAACATGAAGGCGAAGGCTATACGGTGTACTTCGATAATCTGGGCTTCCACCTGGAAAGAGACGATAGGCAGTATACAGACTATCTTAGGGACTATGATTTAATGGAACTGCTGGAAGCTATGCTAGAAGCCGGATATTTTGGAGTAGTGGAAACACTGAAAAACACAATTAAGAAAACGTCTAAAAAGGTGTCAGAATCTGACACTACGAAAGAACCGCAAAGCCAGGAAAAACAAGGGCTTGCGGGTGCAATGAATGAACCGGAAACGGGAGCAGATGAAGACCAGGCGGCAGCAGACGACGAAGCGGTAGACATACCGGAAGCTACAGCAATTCTTACAGCGGATTTATTCAATTTAAGGGAATACATAAGCGAAGACGATTTTTACAATTTACAGGAAATCGTTATTAACTGTGAACTGGCGGCAAGAAAGGGCGGAGAGAATGAAAACAACAGAAGTTAAAAGCTTTGCAGATGTAAACACAAGCGAATTAAAGCAGCCTATTATATGCGTATTCAATCGCCCGGATGATTACCCGGACAAATGCGTAGCCCGGTTATTTGAAGGGACAGCGCCGACGAATATTATTATAACCAGGAATACCGTAGAGGAAATCCGGGAAGATATTACAAAGCGCTTCCCGGCTATGCTGCCTTTTGCGAGAAGCAAGGAAGACCATAAAAACGTAGTAGAAAGCTGGATTTAAAAAATGGATATAAAGGATGTCAAGAAAATAGTAGACGATTTACAGAATAAGCCGTTTCTATGCAGCAAAGAAGCGATAGAAACAGATAGCGGATATGTAATAACACATAAAGGGGTAAAAGGAAATGGAGATAAGAAAAGGACAGAAAGTACGGGTAACATGCACAGAAGCCAGGCTTAAGGAAGTGGGCGTTAAGCAGAAGCATATTAAGCATATCCTGGGGAAGATTGGAACGGTTAAAGAAGTTCGGAATATCCCGGATATGGAAATACTGGCGTACTTCGTACACTTCCCCTATGTGAATCTGAAGGCAGCGCCAGGAAACAAAAAACCATATTATGTACTGCTGGAAGATATGATAGAGCCGATAAACCTTACAGTGATAGAAGGAAAGGGGAAGTAATGACAGAAGTACCGAAAGAATGGAAGGGAACGCCGGAAGAATGGAACGCAGTAGTAGAAGCGTTCGGACGCATAGCGAAAGCAATACAGGAAGCGGGAAGACAGATTGTAAACAGTTTTTCAGAGTTTTATAAAAGAATGGCGGCAGCTATGGGGAACGAACAGGCAAAGAAACGCCTACGGCAGCAGTCCATAAGAGACAGAAAGAAACAATTAGAACGAAGCCGGAAGCGGCAGCAGTTGGCAGCAGCAAATACGGACAAGTCTAATAACTGGCGGCGATTGCATGGACTTTGTACCAGAAGAAAGTATAAAAAACATGCAAAAAAGAATTGACTTATAGTACTAAATATGGTACTATAATATCAGAAAGGAGATAAACCAAGTGCCAAGCGTAGAAAAGATAATTGAAAAAATGAAAAGACAGCCGAACGGCATACGCCCCGAAGAAGCTGACAAAGTACTAAGGGCTTACGGCTACGAAGGAGTAAGACAGAAAGGAAGCCACAAACAGTACTTGAACAAAGAGACAGGCGACCTTACCACAATCAAACAGGAAAGCCCATTAAAGAAGGCGTACATAGTAGACATACTTAACAGGATAGGGGAGTAAATCCCCTAACCTGGATATAATATAAAAGAGCAATAGAAAGGAGTAGGACATAATGGAAGTAAAGGATTATATGGAACTGCCGTATACAAGAATCGTAAAGGAAATGAACGACGAAAGCGGGCATTATTTTTACGGGAAAATCTTAGAACTGGACGGCTGCCAGAGTACAGGCGATACGTTGGAAGAATTGTACGAAAATCTTAACGAAGCTATGGAAGGATATTTAGAGGTTAAGTTAGAAAATAGCTTACCTATCCCGCTGCCGGAAAGAACAGAGAACTATAGCGGGAAGTTTAATGTACGACTTCCGAAATCATTACACCAGCGGTTAGCAATCCAGGCAGAGGAAGAAGGCGTAAGCCTTAATCAGTTGGTATTATATAAGCTGGCACTGTAACATATATAGGCTATCGGCTACGGCTGGTAGCCTTTTTCCTACCCTAAAACTCTTAAAAGTATATGGGTAAATCAAATAAAAGCGGTTGAAACTATAAAAACTTTATGGTAATATTAAGGAACAAACACAAGAAGAATTAGACAGAGGTAACGACCCCTTTGTCTGGTTCTTCTTTTTTGTTTGTCCTAAACCTCCGGCGCTGCATGAAATCCAGGGCAGCGCTAACCGAAAGAAGGGCGGCACATGATAAAGAAGTTATGCAGTTATCCAGGCTGTCACAAGGTAGTAGAAGCCGGGGTTAAGTACTGTGATAAGCACAGGGAAACGGACAGGAAGAAGTACAGAGAATATAAGCAGCGCCGCATGAGGGACGAACAGGAAGCCAGGCGGCAGCAGTTTTATAATAGCAAAGCCTGGGAGCAGTTCAGAGCCGCCCAGGCAGCAGCACAGCTAGGCATAGACATTTACGAATACTATACGACTGGAAGAATTATAGACGCGGAGAACTACCACCACATACAAGAGATAACGGAAGCCTGGGCTAGAAGACTGGACGCGGCGAACGTGATAGGACTAAGCGAAGCGAACCATAGGCGCATACACAAGGAGTATGACCGCAGCTATAAGGCAAAGAAGAAAATGCAAAAGATTTTATACGAAATGTTAGAACAGTTCTATAGGGAGTTCGTTCTGACAGGGGGGATATAAAAATTTAAAAACATAAAATAAAAGTCCCGAGTTCAACTTTGCTTGAAAAAAAACGGCAATTTTTACTATAGGGGGGAGTGCATGAGGTGGAAGCATGGCAAAAGAAGAAAATGAAAAAGAAAAAAATAAGCCTAAACCATGCCCGAAGTGGTTAAATAATACCGCTAAAAAGGAATGGCGCAGAGTAGCCAAGATTTTAGCGGAAGAAGGAAAAGATTTTACAGACAAAGACTTAAAGGCACTGGAAGCCTATTGTATCAATTATGCAAAGTGGCAGCGGTGCGAACAGATTATAGACGAAAAGGGCTACAGTATGCTTGTTGGGGACAACGGCTACGAGCAGCAACGACCAGAAGTAAGCATAGCAAACAAAGCGCAAACAGAATTAAGGGCATGGGCTAAGGAATTGGGGTTAACCCCGGCGGCGCGGCAGCGGATGAAGGAAGCCGGGAACGCTTCGGAGAGCGGCATAGACCCGGAATTAGACGGAATGGTAGCGCATGATTAAAAAGGAACTGCTATTAGCTTCCTGGTTGGAAAAGTTACAAAAGAAGTGGGACAACGAAGAATATTATTACGACGTTGAAGAAGCAACGAAAGTATTTAAGTTCGTGTCGAAGTTGACTAATGACAGGGGCGCAAGCCGACAATTTGAATTACTAGAATTTCAGTTTGAGATTATAACCGAAATTCTTTGTGTAAAGAGAAGAAGCGACGGCAAGCGCAAACATAGAGAAGCACATATAAACATACCGCGAAAAAATGGTAAATCATTCTTAGCGGCAATCATTGTAGTGTATTTGTTCTTCTGTCAGCGGCATATCTTCGGCGCGCTTTTTATTTTAACAGCAAATACGACGAAACAGGCGGGGGAATTATACGCAACTGTAGAACATTTCATAAAGACAAATAAGACCTTAAGGCGGTACTGCAAGATAACGAGCAGTACAAAAACCATTGTACGGAAGGACAACGGTAATAAGCTTATGGTACTGTCTTCTGACGCGGATAATGCGGACAGTTTTAACGACTATGTGGCAGTCCTGGACGAGATACACCAGGCAAAAAACGACGAAATGTACGGAAAGCTTAGAACCGGACAAGGTGCATGGGATGAACCGTTAATAATGACAATTACGACAGCTTCCAGCGGGGAAGACCCAGCAAACCCGGAAATGCAGCTTTACACAATGGCGAAAAAGATAGAAGCCGGAGAGGTAAACGACCCTAGCTTTTATTATCGGATATACGAAGCGGACAAAGACTGTAACGTAGAGGACGAAGCCCAGTGGTATAAATCAAACCCGGCATTAGGAGTATTTAGGAAACTGGAAGACTTGGCGAACTATGCAAAGCGCATTAGGCTAATGCCACTACAGGAAAACATGTTTAGAAGAATGTTCCTAAACCAGCATGTAGCATTAGACCATGAAAAAGGCGCTATCAATATGGATTTATGGGACACATGCACGAAAAAGGTAGATACAGAAGACTTAAAAGGCTGGAAGTGCTGGGGCGGGCTGGATTTATCCAGCAAGAACGATATTACGGGCTTTGTCCTGGTATTCTACGAAGAAACTACGGGGCGCTTTATAGTCGTTCCGTATCTGTACACACCGAAAGAAACCGTAGCATACAGACAGCATAAGGATAATAACCCTTATGAATACTGGATAAAGAAAGGCGATTTAATAGCGCTTGACGGGAAATATATAAACTTCGATAGGTTTTTAGACCATGCTACGGAACTGGACGAAACGTACAGGATAGAACAAATAGGCTTCGACCAGTGGGGAAGCCAGACGATTATTAACAGGCTGGAAGACCGCTGGGAAGTAATACCGTTAGGACAGGGAACGAAGACCATGACACAGGTTATAAATGATTTTGAAAACCTGTTAGTAGATGAAAGAATCATCATAGCAGAAAATGAGTGTTTCCGGTTCATGGCTAAGAACTGTATAGCGGTTTACGACGAAATGTTAGGCGTGAAGTACAGCAAGAAGAAATCGAAATTTAAGATAGACGGCATTATAGCTATGCTTATGGGCTTGCTATTGTGTATCGAAGAAAACGGTATTGAACATTATAACCCGGTTGAATACCTGGACGCTATGTAAAGAAGGTAGAAAATGCTTAAGAGAATAAAACAGATAAAAAATAAAAGGTTAATAGTCGCAGACGCGCTATTAGTGGCAGCCCTGGTTATTGCTTTTGCGGTAACGTATGACATAAGCAAACATGCGGGGTTATATCTACTAAGCGGCGAAATGCTGGTAGCGGCGGTTATGCTGGTTAGGAGTGGTAAGAAGTAATGTTTTTAGATTTTTTGGAAAAGAGGGAAGAAACGACCGATAGCATAACGCTTACGGATGAAGAAAAGATATTCCTAAAGGTATTCGGGATAGATTCAGAGCAGCCAGCGGCAGCTATGAGGGAAGCGACGTACTTTACATGTATTAAGCAGTTATCGGAAGCGGTAGCAAAAACGCCGCTTTACCTGGTGCAAGACACAGAAAACGGAATAAGAAGGGCAACAGAAGAAAGACTAAACGAACTGTTAAGCCTTCGCCCTAACCCATACATGACAGCTATTGACATGTGGAAGGCGGTAGAAGCCACCAGGCAGCACGAAGGTATTAGCGCGATTGCGAAGCAGTACGGAAGAAACGGAGAAATAGAAGCGCTGTACCCGTGTACAGTGGAAGGAATCACGGTAGACGACGCGGGGTTATTAAAATCGAAGCTTAGGCACAAGGCTTTAGTAGATTACAGGATTGTAGGCAGCAGCTTTACAGATTCCGGCTTTTATGAAGACTTGCTTATATTCAAGGGCTTTACAATGGACGGAATCAACACAAAACCGATTAGGGAAATTGTGAAAGGCACGATAGAAGGACAGATTAAGGCGCAGAATTACCTTAATACGCTGTACGATAACGGGCTTACTAATAAGCTGGTAGTACAGCTTACGTCTGACATTAAGGACGAAAAAGAGTTAAGGAAGACACAAGAGAAATTCGGGCGGCTTTACAGCAAAGGAAAACGTATTTTTACAGTCCCGGCGGGATTTAGTGTGCAGCCTATCAATTTGTCACTGGCGGACGCGCAGTACGAACAGATTAGAAGAATGTCTATAAGCCAGATAGCGGCGCTTTTTGGTATCAAAATGCACCAGCTTAACGACCTTAAGGACGCTAATAATAATTCCCTGGAGCAGCAGCAATTAAGCTTTTTAATTGACACACTGTTAATACTGTTTGAATCCATAGAACAGGAAACTACATGGAGCGCATTAACAAAAGAGAAACGGGACAAGGGCTACAAAGCGCGTTTTAATACGAACGTGATTTTAAGGACTTCGGCAGAAACACAGCAGAAAATACTTTGTGCTTATGTTTCTAACGGAATCTACACCCCGAACGAAGCCAGGTTAGAACTACAGCGCCAAAAGCTGCCGGACGGGGACGAGCTAATAGTAAATGCCGGAGTTTTGAAGCTAAAAGACATAGGCAAAAAAGAAGAAGGGAGCGGGAGCAATGCCAACGAATAGAGGAACGGAAGGAGAAAGCCCGGAAATTCGTAATTACTGCCGGAAGTGCCAGGGAATCGCCCTGGAAGTAAGAGCGGCAGCAGAGGGAGAAGACAGACTTATCTGTAGATACTGTGTAGCCCTTTCTCTCAAAGAACTTAACCAGCGCATA